TGCGGTGGTTTGTCCGGGACAATGATGAACTCCGCTGGTCCGAGGATCCCATCAGCTTGGCAGCAACCTATCCCGCGCTTCAGCCGAAGTCCTTGACGTTCATCCCTTCGAAGCTCGAAGACAACCCGACGCTCATGCGGGGGAACCCGGAATATCTCGCCAACCTCATGGCCTTGCCCATGATCGAGCGCGAGCGACTTCTCGGGGGAAATTGGAATGTCCGGCCCGAGGCGGGCAAGGTGTTCAATCGAGCATGGTTCGAGATCGTGGATGCTATCCCGGCTGAGGCGATGAGCGTGCGTGCGTGGGACAAGGCGGGGACGGAGGGGGCCGGGGACTGGACGGCGGGCGTCCGGATGGCACGGGCGGGCGGCCTGTATTTCGTGGAAGACGTGATCCGCGGTCAGTGGGGGAGTGCCCAGCGGAACGCGGTCATCCGGCAGGCGGCGGCGATGGACGGGCCGGAGGTGGAGATCGCGCTGGAGCAGGAACCGGGGAGCGGGGGGAAGGAATCTGCCGAAATCAGCATCCGGGACCTCGCCGGGTACAACGTCCGAGCCCATCCTGCTACCGGGAGCAAGTACACCCGGGCTCTGCCGATGTCTGCCCAGGCAGAGGCAGGGAATATCAAGCTAATTCGCGGCCCTTGGAACAAATGCCTCATCGACGAGTTGCACGGTTTCACGGGAAACGAGGGGGCCGTGGACGACCAGGTGGACGCGGCGGCGAGCGCGTTCAACCGACTTGCCCTGCGACCCGGGCCCCTGGAGATGTGGGGGGGGACGGTATCAAAGGCGGCCGGGAACGGAAACGGCAACGGGGATGGAAACGAGAACCCCGAACCGGATGAGGCGAGAAAGAAACTGGCCCAAGAGGCGGTATTGTCGCAGATAAGGACCCAAGGCGTTTATTGGCCCGCAGGGAGATCGTGATGAGATTCGCAGATCGGCTGGCCCTCGCGGCCAAGGCAGTTGTGGGGTTGTTCAACGACCGCTCCTCCGAGGCGGCCTTCCGCCTGTTCCCTGGGGTTTCGCCCGGCGCCGTGGGATTCGCGCCTACGCGGGGCGTGCGGCAGACGCTGGAGGCCTATTCAAAGATGCCGTGGTTGCGGGGCGTGGCCTCTCGGGTGGGAGATGGATTCGCCTCGGTCGATTGGGAACTCTACCGCACGGGAGCACCGAGCCCGAATCCTCGCACGGCGCGGGACGTCCAGATCCAACGGGCCGGCATCACACAGCGCAAGGCGCTCTTGAAACAGACGAAGGCCGCCGGGGAGCTGCGCGAGGTGACGGACCACATCTTTCTCGACCTCCAGCAGCGGCCGAACCCCACGCAGACCGGGGTGACCTTCCGCAAGCTGACCATGGTTCACCTCGATCTCGTAGGCGAGGCGTTCTGGATCAAAGAACGGAACGGAACGGGCGCGCCGTCTGCCCTCTACCCCATTCCGCCACACTGGGTCACGGCGACCCCGACTCCCGCCCACCGCTTCTACCGTGTTGGGTTCCGCGGCTGGCAAGGTGAGATTCCTGACACCGAGATCCTCTGGCTCAAGGACCCAGACCCGGCAAATCCATACGGGCGGGGGTCCGGACTGGCGATGGCGCTTGGGGATGAATTGGATACCGACGAATACGCGGCCAAGGCGATCAAACAATCGTTTTTGAACATGAATCTACCCGACGCCCTGATTTTCCCGAAGTCGCCAGCGACACTGATCCCAGCCAATACCGAGCGACTAGAGCAGGACTGGAACAATCGCAACCAGGGCTTTTGGCGACAGTTCAAGGCGCACTTCCTCGGGCAGGAGCTCGGCGTCTATGAATTCAAGAAAACCCCCCTACGCGAGATGCAGATGACCGAACTGCGCAAGGATGAGCGCGACCGGATCATCAACATCTGGGGCATTCCCCCGGAAATCTTCGGCATCTTGGAGAACAGCAACCGAAGCACCATCGATTCGTCGTTCTACCTTTTCGCCATGTTGGTATTGCTCCCGCGGCTTGAGTTCTTCCGCGCCAACCTACAAGAGTTCCTCATCCCCGAATGGGATGACCGTCTCATCCTGGATTACGTTTCCCCCGTCTCAGAGGATCGAGAATTCAGCCTCAAGGCGGCCTTGGCGGCCCCATGGAGCCTAAAGGTAGACGAGTGGCGCGCCATGCAGGGCGAGTCGCCCGTCGAAAACGGCGGAGGTCAGGTTTTTATGGTGCCGTTCAATCTCACGCCAACGGAAAATCTCGTGGGGGTGGAGTCGCCCGCGCCCGCTGTTCCTCCGGTGGGTGCAAACGGCACCGGGCAGCGCAGCAAATCGCTGGGCGATCCTCGGCGCAAGGCGATGATCGAGGATGCCGCAATCTTTCGGCATGCGGGAGACCTGGCATCGGAGACGGTTGTCCTCCGAGACCTGGCCGGCAACCCGGAAGAGTTGCCCGCGCTCTCCCGGGTTGCCTCTCGCCTGGAGCCGGCCTTGCGGCGCCGTTTCCTCGAAGCCATTGCCGCGGCGAATGGGGAGGTGAACCTCGAGGAGTTGGCCTCGGCGCTCGCCAGCGGCAACATGAGCCAAGTAGAGGCTGCCGCGAAACTGGATCTACTGAGCAACCGTCTCGACGGCCTCCTGCCCGACCTCAAGCTCGCCTTCCTCATCGGCGCCCAGGTTGGACATACCGTCCTCACCGACGCCGGGATGCAGATGTCGTTCGACCTGATCAACCCGCATGCGGTCTCGTGGGTGGAGCGGGTCGGGGCGGCCCGGGTAACGGAGATCGGGGAGGAGACCAGGATGGCGATTCGCTCCTATGTCGAGCAGGCATTCACCGAAGGTATCCCAGCGCGCGATACCGCCCGGCGGCTGATCACCGACAACCTCATCGGGCTGCACTCGCGGCAACTGGATGCGGTAGAGAATTTCCGCCTCCGCCTGGAGGACGTCGGCGAACTCACCGACGCACAGATCGACGGGCGGGTTGCCCGGTATGCGAAGGCGCAACTCCGATTGCGGGCGAACAACATTGCTCGGACCGAGACCATGAACGCCAGCAGCGACGGGCAGCGGGCATTATGGTCAGAGGCGAAGAATCAGGGACTCCTGGAACCGGATCGGACGCGAAGACGTTGGATCATTGCGGACGATGAACGATTGTGCGAGGACTGCGAGGCTTACGACGGGACCACAGCAACGCTCGACGGGGAATACACGCAGAAGCGGGGCGGCACGGGGCGCTATCCGAAAAGCAAGGGGCCGACACTACACCCATCTTGTAGATGCGCTGAAGGGTTAGAGTTTTCCCGATGACTCGTTCCGACTGGATCTTGACAGTTCTCCAGCTCGAAATCAATCGGCGTCGTGCCGTGATAGATTCCGACAGCACGCTCAAGGAGATGCTTTTTGTCATCCAGTTCCCCTCCACCCCGCAGGGGTTCGGCGGGGTGAAGACGAAGTTCGAGCACGCCATGATCCCGGTCAAAATCGAGGGGCTTGACAACAGGTGCGGGGGGTGATATAAGCTGGACCGTAGATCGGATGGCTTTAAACAGGAACGGCGGAATGAAGTAGCACTGAGCGGCTTGATCGCCTAACAAGTTCATAGCGGGCACGGGTCCCAGAGCGAATCCCGGTTCTCTCACGAAAGTGAGGGGGCCGGGATTTTGGCGTTTAAGGAGGCATGATGGGCAAGCGGGGCACTACCGAGTGGATCACACCCGCAGAATTTCAGCAACTCGCCAAGGAAAGCCGATCGCCCGCCGCCGTTCGAGGTTGTGCCCTCCGCAAGGAATTCATCGCCGAGGAAGTGAAAGCCCTCGAGGACCAACCTCGGTCAATCCGCTTCCGTATCACCTCGGGGAATCCCGACCGCGACCGAGACACCATCGCCCCCGCCGGCTGGCAGCTCGACAACTACCGGAAGAATCCCGTTGTCCTCTTCGGGCACGATTACTCTTCGCTTCCCGTGGCCAAGGCGACGCAGATCGAATCGCGCGCCGATGGTCTTTCCAGCGTGGCCGAATTCGCCCCAGCGGACGTGTACCCCTTCGCCGAGACGGTTCACCAGATGGTCAGAGGCGGTTTCCTGAATGCCGCCTCGGTCGGATTCCGCCCCATGGCTTGGGTCTACAACGAGGACCGCAAGGGCGTCGATTACAGCGAGCAGGAATTGCTCGAATGGTCCATCGTTCCCGTGCCGGCCAATGCTGAGGCACTTGTAGAAGCCCGTTCCGCCGGCATCGACTTGACCCCGCTCCTCGCTTGGGCCGAAGAGAAACTCGACACCTGGAAGAAGGAAGACGGCCTGTATGTGCCAAAGGGCCAGGTGGAGGCGGTGTTCCGCATTCTAAGTGCCAAGACGGTCAGCGTCCCGGCGAAGGAAGAGCACACGGAGGAATTGCAGGAGCTGGCGAACGGGGAGCAGCGGAAGACTCCCGAGGACAGCGAGCCTATCGGCAAGCGTGGCCGGGTCCTCTCCTCCACGAACGAGGGAAAGTTGAGGCAGGCTAAGAGCCATATCGACGACGTACTGGCGCAACTCGAAACCGCGCCGGAGACCGAAGGGCTGGAAATCACCGAGCAACGCTCGGCGGATCTGGTCCTGGAAATTGCAGAGCCCGCAGAGGAGGAATTGCGCATCGAGGCATCCAACAACGGACACAAGACGATCGACATCACCCCTGAGACAA